TGGGTGTAACGTCGCATACCACCAACGTTACGACCTATGGGATGAACACCCGGCCCGCTTACAACAATTTCACCAACGTATTTTTCGACAGCGGCAAGCAATCTGCAACCTTCGATCGCATGGTTGAAACGGAGTTTGTGTCGTGCTGGTGGTCGGGTGCGCGCGAGACGGTTAGCGCTGGTTTGACCATATCCGAGTGCCGCAGCCTGCGCTTCACCAACTGCCGCTTCTTCAACAACGGCGGACACGGCGTGCTGGTGCAGCCGAGCTGCACCGACATCAACTTTGTGAACTGCAAGGCTGAAAGCAACTCCGCCGCCGCTGCCAATGGTGCGTATCATGGGTTTGCCTTTGGTGCGGGCTGCACGCAGTTCTCACTGATTGGCTGCACGGCTTCCAATGGCTTGTTTACCGGGCAACAGGGCGTCGGTGTGTTTATCGATTCCGGGTGCAACGATTTCAATGTGGAAAGCTGCAACCTGCTGGGCAACTTTACGGGTCCGCTTATCGACGGCACGGGCAGCACCGCTAGAAAGACTATCCGCGCAAACAAGGGTTATACAACCCAGAACAAGGGCACGGCGACCATTGCGTCTGGCGCTACGTCTGTGGTGGTAACGCACGGGTTGTCTGGCACGGTGCAGCAGCAAGACGTTGTGCTGACGCGTGGCGGCACTAATGCAGGATCTACGGATCTATTTGCAGATACGTTTACCGCATCCACCTTCACCATTCGCACCGCCGCTGCGCCTACGGCTGCTTTGCCTGTTGTGTGGCAAGCCCGGATTGCGGGTGCGTAATTAGGGTGGTATTGTACGGACTTCCACAACAGGAGCTACCAATGAAGAAGCCTACCCCACACCGCCCTGACAACGGCGAAGATCCGGCTGTGACGCCGAAGCCTGCAAAGGCTTACACCACGGCTGATAGCGGCGGCAACAGCCCCACCCCGCCGAAGCCGCCGACGCGCCCGACGCCAGGAGATTGATTTGTGACGCTGTTGCTCGCTTTGTTGATAGCCGCCATGGCGCTTGCGTTGCTGGCTGGTGATGCATCTGCGCGGGCAACAGCGTTAGTTCTGCTGGGGAATTGGTGCATCAACACGGCATTTGTATCCGCTTGCGCAGACCCTGACGCATGGGCTGCTTTCCTGGTTGTTGATTACCTCTCCGCGCTGCTGCTGATTGCCTTTTATCAAACGACCGTCGTCAGGCTCGTCTGCGTTGCCTATGCTCTCCAGTGCGTCGCGCACGGGGCTTATGGCTATGTAACAATGAGCGACGTTAACCCATTGGCTACATACATTTATTGGTGGTTGCTGTACTGTCTTGCGATGGCACAGATTGCTATTGTCGGAGGGATGGTTGCTTACCAGTGCGTTGGGGATTGGAGCGGCGCTGGGGGCAGCGTATCATTTGGCAAATCTGGCCTTCATCAAGGTAAGAGCGAAGGCAGTAGCCGGTGAGAAACCAACCATTGAAGGGCCTGTTATTGTGGGCAGCGTAGCGTCTGAGATAATCGCCAAAGGCACCACTAGCGGGTGGACCTTGTGCGTTATCGCCCTAATTTCATTTGGCACTTACCTTATCCGCCAGCGTCCTAAAATGCGCGAGCTGGATATTGGTCAGGATGGCGAAATCCGCGCTTTCTTTGCCACACAGATTGAAGGCTTGCGTTCCGAGATCCTAGCGCTGCGTGAAGAAAACACCGCTTTGCGCTCCGAGATCCGCAGCCTGCATGGTGTCATTGACGGGATGCGCCGCGAGAACCTGCAAATCGGTATCAGCACACAGCGCGCTGTGGTACAATCTCTTCCGGTAGATTTCGTGCCGGATGGCTTGAAGGCTGCGTTGGATCGGATTGAGCCTGTTAGGAAGGATGGCGTGGAATGAACATCACCGATGTTATAAACGGCGTTCTTCGCGCTGAAGGCGGCTATGTCAATGATCCTGCAGATCGTGGCGGGGAAACCAATTTTGGCATTACTAAGGCTGTGGCTGTGCAGAACGGCTACACAGGTGATATGCGTAGTTTTCCGGTTAACCTTGCTTATGACATCTATTACAAGCAGTATGTCAAGGCGCCAAAGTTTGATCAGGTTGGCACGCTGTCTGTTCCGATCGCAGCTGAGATGATCGACACGGGCGTCAATATGGGTCCGCGGCAGGCTACGCTGATGCTACAGCGGGCCCTGAATGCTTTGAACAACCAGGGGGCAGACTATCCTGACATGGCCGTAGACGGCTTGCTTGGCCCGGGTACGCTGGGTGCGCTCAAGACATTCTTGGCTAAACGTGGTGCAGAAGGTGAGAAGCGTTTGTTGGCGCTGCTAAACGCCCTGCAGGGCGAGCGCTACGTTTCGTTGTGCGAAGGTCGTAGCCCCAATGAGAAGTTCATGTACGGCTGGCTAGCTAGGATTTTGTGAGGTGAACGTGCGCGAACAGCTTATCGCATATCTGGCAACTCTTGCGGCGCTGGTGTTGACGCTGCTTGGCGCGATGCTGATTGCAGCTTTCGTGCCAGCTGTGATGGATAAGATTTCCGATTTCGCGCTTGGCACTGTGTTCGGTGGTTTGATCGGCGTTCTTACCCGTCCTGCTGCGCGCTCGTCTACTGCCACCACCGATAGCGGCGATGTAACGGTACAAGCGGAGAGCAAGCAATGATTGGTAACCTGTTCTCCACACTTATCAGCAAGATCCTTGCTGGCGCGCTGGCCATCGCTCTGGCTTCCCATCTTTATACCACTATCGATCGCAACCAATGGCGTGCAGCCGCTCGCAAAGCTAACGACACGCTTGCTCTCGTAAAGCCAGCACAGGAACTGGCGCTAGCCAAGGCGCAGGCCGCTATCGCTGCCAAGGAAGCTTATTATAAGGAACATGCTAATGACACGGACAAGGATTATGCTGCGGCTATTTCCGATGCTCGTAGTGCTACTGATCGCTACATTGCCGCTCATCGGGTGCCAGCATGCCCCGCTAGTGGTGCAGCCAGCGGAACCCCTGCCAGCCCCCAAGGTAACAGCGCCCAAGGTTCTGACGGACCCGGTACAGCGCCCTACATGGTTGCAGTCAGCCCCGAAGACGTAAGCATTTGCACCAGCAACACGCTGCGCCTGGAAGCTGTCAAAGTGTGGGCAGAGGGCCTATGAACCGCATAGCCTGCCAGTCCGCGGCATTGTTCGCGCACCCGTGGGCGATTGTGATATTCCCGTTCCTGTGCGTAGCATGGGAGCTTGCAGGATGGGGCGAACTGGCGTTGACGCTGGCGCTGTCGATCCTGGCGATTAGCACGACACAGTTGGTGTTAGCTGCACAGGAGAAAGACACCCGTGCCATTCATATCAAGCTGGATGCGTTAATAGCTGGCACGGATGCTGACGATGGTGTTGCGGGGGTTGAGAAGGATTAACGCACCCCCGGCTGCGGGTCAGGTGGGGCGGAGGGCGGTGATAGCGGCAGCAAGGAACTCCACTGCCACACGGCCTTGCGCCACAACTACGTGCGGGGCGCGGCTCATCTGATCCGAAATCCGCGGCGAGTGCATCTGCTTAACCTCGATCGCGATACCATGATCGGGCAGATCGAAGTCAAGGCAATGCGCATTCATCCCGCCCATATCTGTCGTGAACGGAATGCCAGCGGTCAGCAGCGCGCGTTCTATGATCCGCTCCATCGGGTCTGTGGTGATCAGGAACCTATCATCAATCATTTCCTTGCTCCTGCTTTTCAGGACTCTCCGCTAAATATCGGAAGGTATTCTGATATTCTTTGAGAATCTCCTCACGTATTTCGGCGATCTGTTTCTTGGTAAGATAACGTGACCGCGCTTGTAAGCGCTGCGACTTGGGGCTTTCCGTCATCTTCTCTCTCCCGTTCAATCAACGATACCCCCGCGCGCGAAGGGGTGGGGGTTAGGGGGTGGGTGGGAAAAACTTGTCGAAATCCTCGTCATAAGATTCCAGAAGCGCGCGACATTCGCTCTCGGTTAACGGTTCCTCGATCTCGCTTCCGCACTCAGGACAGAACCCGATGTCCATTGGCCCCGGTCGTGTAGGATGATCTTTGAGAACCGACAGTTTGCCAATATCGCCGCACTGCCCACACTCATAATATTCATACCGTGTCACATCGTCTCTCCCTGTTGGATTGCCCCGCGCACCATTAAAACGCCCCGTCAACATACGCCTGCATAGCAGCAACAGCAGCTAAGCCGATTTTGTCCTTGTTATACGCAAACGTATCGCGCAACGTATCAATGGCGCTGTTGGCCATTTCCTTGCCGTATGGTGTGCTACGGCAAGCTACTCTTTCACGCTCATAGCCTATCGCAGAAAACTGTGTGTGCGCCCCCTGGCGAGCGATAAACCAATCTTTCCCTTTGGCTACAAGCTCACCTTCTTGGAGCTTGCCCATTTGAAATGCCAATGTTGGCGCTTTATCGGTCATGTTCATCTCCTTATGTGCTTTACATGCTTCATAGGCGCAATCAGTACAACAAGCAACAACATTATTATCGTTGACATCTCTGCCAATCATGGACTATCCTGCCCGCCAAGCGCCAACCAGTGCCTCCTACTGTGAATGGAGTGAACGGTGCGAAGGGTATTCTGCCCTACCGCGTTCACTCATTTCACAGAGGCACACATGGCAACTAGCTTTACCAAGGCCGAACAGGTCGTTTTTGACGAGATGGTCCCCGCGTTTGAGGATCGTCTGAGCTACGGCGCGCTTGCGCGCAAGTATGAACCGCTTACCCCGGAACAGATGGTTCACACCCGTGACCGTTTCTGGATCGAAGCGCCTATGATCGGTTCGAGCTATGACGGCTTCGACCAGACGGCAAACTTCGATGGCCTGACCGAAATGGCAGTTCCGGCAACTGTCGGCTTTCACAAGTCCAGCCCCAAGACGCTTTCGAGCAAGAACCTCCGCAACGTCAATGCAATGCGTATGTACGCTGATGCCGCCAAGGAAAAGCTGGCTGCGGACGTCAACATTGCGCTGCGCAACCGCGTTGCTCTTGAAGGTTCGCAGTTCGTCAAGCGTACCGTTTCGCCCACCGGCTTTGACGATCTGGCATTGGCCATGGCTGTCATGACGGAGCAGGGCGTTCCTGCTGCTGACCGTGTTGCAATGCTTGGTGTTCGTTCGGGTATCCCGATGGCATCGAACCTCGCGGCGCGTTCGGAAAGCACCAGCCGTTCCAACAACGCCTATTCGACCGGCCTTGTTGCTCCGGGTATTGCCAGCTTTGAAACCTACTCGGACGATGCGCCGATCCGGCTTCTGGCGGCAACGGGTGGCACGACCACGGTTAACGGTGCAAACCAGTTCTTCGAGCCTGCTGCGTTCTACACGCAGACGGACGGCGAACAGGTCAACCTCGACAACCGTCGCCAGAACCTGACGGTTACGTCGGCAGCATATGCCAACATCAAGGTTGGTGATGCCTTCACGATCGCAGGCGTCAACTCGGTCCATATGATCGAAAAGACGGACACCGCGCAGCTTCAGACTTTCCGCGTTGTCGGCAAGCCTTCGGCTGGCGTGATCCAGATCAGCCCTGCCATCATCTCGAACGGTGGCAGCACGATCGCAGGTCGTGAATACCAGAACGTTACGGCAACGCCTGCAAACGGTGCTGCAATCACGTGGCTGAACACGACCGCGGCAGAGCTTAATCCGTTCTTCGTCAAGAACGCGCTGATGCTCATTCCCGGCAGCTTCACGGTTGACCCGGAAGACGGCTGGCAGGTTATGCGCGCAACGACCCCGAAGTTCGGTATTGGCATCACCTACACGCGCCAGGGCGATATCAACACCCTGAACGTCAAGGCACGTTGGGATATCGATTTCGGTACCTGCTTCCTCAACCCACAGTTCGGCGGCGCAATCGCCTTCAACCAGGCATAAGGAGCCTTTGTAATGGCTGTTAAGAAAGATCCGACCGAACTGTCGCAGGCAGAACAGGACGAGGCAAAGCACGACGCCGCAAAGGATGCGGTAACCGAGGCCGAGAAGCAGCGCATTGCGCTGTCGACCGGCACCGAACCGGCTGAAGACGCAGCCCCTGCCAATAAGTGGCAGGGGTCGGATGAAATCCAGATGTTCGCGTATCTGCTGGATACCGGCTTGGAGAATCTGAAGAAGGTTGCTGACCCCAAGGACGGCATTGCAGAAGACAAGCTTGCGGGCTTGCTCATTCTGGAGCGTAACGGTCAGAACCGTACTGAATACGTCAAGCTGCTGATGAAGCGGTTGAAGATCAAGGATCTGAAGAAGGAGCTGCCTCAGGCCGGTGGTCCCGACTATACGAACGACCAGACCCTGATTACGGATCTTTAACCTCAACGTCTAAAGAAAGGGGTCGCTATGCGCTCTGGTATTGGTAATAGTGCAAGCGACCCCGTTTTTGTATCCACCGTAAACGGTGGCAGCGGAGGCGGCGGTGGGCCTGTAACCGTCGCTGATGGTGCTGATGTTGCGCAAGGTTCTACAACTGATGCGCAAGCAACCAGTGGCACGGGTGCCTGGACCATCGTAGCCTTGCTTAAGGGCATTCTTACAGGGATTCTTGCTCCTACTCCTGCTGGCACTGCCACGATAGGCAAGGTAACGGTAACTGGTACTGGCGGCGATGCGGCTACTGCTGCTTATTCTGTCGACAATGCCACTGGCGGCAACACTTTCGGCGTAAGAGCACTTGCGTACCTACATGGGCTTAATTCGTCAGGAAACGCTGATCGTGTTACTGTGCGAAACCCAAACGGAGATTCATTGTCGTCAATGAACGGCGCAATGAACACGTATAGTATAAACGCGATATTCAATGGCACTTCGTGGGATAGGCTTAAAAAGCCATCGGTTGTAACGCGCGTCGCGTCCAGCGCCGCCTCTGGCAACCCAGCCTTTGCAAAAGCCAGCCTCTGCGATGTGTCTCTATTTTGGGGTATGAACGGCTCCGTCATTACGTACCTTCAGATCTACAACAAAGCGACGGCACCCGTTCTCGGCACTGATGTGCCTGTAGCAACGTACCCGATTGCAGCAAATGCCATGTTCAACCAGCAGTTCCCTAACGGCGGGCTGTATTTGTCCGCCGGTTGCGCGTTCGCATTTACTACGGATGCAGCTGGGGCTACTGGTGCAGCAGCAGGTGCAGTCACTGCCTTTGCCATCATGGTGAGCTAAAATGGGACAGTTTGCGCCTAACCTATCTGACACGCTACAGCTCGAAGTACCAGCTAGCGCGGCTACGGTTGTATGCAACAATACTACAACGCTTCTCATTCTTAATCCAGCTTCTGCGCTAGCGGCGCTTACTGTAACATTGCCGCAGAACCCGTTAGACGGACAACGCATCACTATTTCTTCTGGCGCTTTGATAACGATCCTCACTTTAAACGGGGGAACGATCAAGGGTGGAATTTCTACGTTGGCTCTCAACGGGTTTGCGCGATATGCGTATTCTCTGACGGCTAACGCGTGGTTTCGAACAGGCTAATGGCCAAAATTTATGATTTGCATTCTTGGAATGCTAAACCTGTAGGAGTTAGTATATGCCTGTTCGGTTGACGCGTGCTTATAACGGGCAAAACGCTAACACGCTTTATGTCGGCAATGACGAGGCAATTCTACGCAGCATCGGTATCGCGGATGATTATATCGAATTGGCGAACAATTATGTTCCGCCTTCGATTCCTTTTGTAACCGCGGCATTCCGTGCTTTTGCCAGCACTTTCAGTGTGGCGCAGCCCTCAGGATCTGTCATTAGCTCGCTGTCTAACCCATTTGCAGGGCAGGGGCGCGGGGCTACGACATATTCGTTTGTTGGCACGCCTCCCGCGCAAATTGCTCTTTCTTCGACTTCCAGAACGCTGGTTGTTGGATCTTCGCCAGCTAATGCAGGGACAATTTACACTGTGAACCTTATTGCAACGTCAGGTGACGGCTTGCTTGTTACAGGTGTTGTCACGCTTAGTTTTCTGGCTGTGGCGCTAGGTGCTATTTTGGGCGGCTCTGGCGGCATCGCACCCACGCCTACTCCTACTCCTACCCCGACTCCTACGCCGACGCCTACGCCCTCCCCTATTCCGGCATCGACATATGCGAACTCGACTACGGTTCGCGCCAACAGCACGGGCTTTTCTTCTCCTTTGCAGGCGGTGCAGCAGCGTTTGGCAACTATTGGTTATCCGGCAACGCTGGATTACGGTACTGCACCCGACACGGCTAGCGGCACCACTATTTCTCCGGCGTTGACGGCATTGCAGTCGCGAATAGCGGTAGCTGAAGCGGCTTTGATCCCTACGCCAGTTTCTATTAGCGGCTCTCCGTCTTCTGGAACAACGGGGACCGCATACACTTTCACGCCAGCTACAGCTAATGGACGCGGCTCTAAATCGTTTTCTCTTTCCGGCACCCTGCCAGCAGGCCTTGTGTTTAGCATGGCTTCGGGCGCTATTTCGGGTACCCCTACTACCGCTTCCACTAACACTGGCATTAGCATAACTGTTACTGATACGACCGGGAGTGCAACGCTTGGGCCGTTCTCGATAACTGTTATTGCTGCTGCAAGCGTGCCTGGTGCACCTGTGATTTCTGCGACGTCTGGAAATGGGCAAAATATTATAGCATTGGTAACCCCCGCTGATGCAAATGGAGCCCCTGTAACTCGGTATGACCTATACCGGGGGAACACTTCTGGTGGGCAAGGAACAACTCCTTTCGTAAGCAATGTTACGTTCCCCTATACTGACGTCACCGCAAATGGTACGGCAAGATATTACACTGCCTCTGCTACAAATAGCGTAGGTACGGGCCCCAAAAGCGCCGAAAAGTTTGCAACGCCAGTTAATAACTTACTTACGTCACCGAATGATTTTACTACCTGGCAGTACAATGGGCTGCTTAGTGTTTTTGCTGATGTGGCAACCAACCCAATTAGCGGAACGCAAAATGCAGATCGCCTTACCCAGTCCACTGGGACAAGCAGTCCGCATAACATGACCACGCCTAACGCGCAGGGTACAGTTACAAACGGTCAGACGTATACACTTGCTTTTGATGTCAAGTCTGACACGCAACAGTTTGTCCAGCTTTATATGACTCCACCTATTAATGGTGGGTATTCAAATTTTGATATTGTGAACAATACGGTTCTTGCCAACGATACCTTTACTCCTTCTATTCAAGACATGGGCAACGGCTGGAAACGGATTATCGTCACTTTCCTGTGTTACAATACACAGGCATTTGTGGGCGCTCTTGCTTTGCCGGTAACCGGAACTGTAGGAAGAGGAACAAACGAATTTGTTGCAAACGGCAATGCCAAATCTCTTGTCGTGTGTAACGCGCAGCTTGTAGCTGGCTCCGTTCCCAACGCTTTCTAACCCCTCGAATTAGCAGGACCATCACATGGCAGACATCAATTTTGGCACTGGCGCTAATACCGCTACGGGGGATCTTTTCCCCGCTGCAATCACCAAACTCACGGACCGCTTGACGACGCTTGAGGGATACTTTGGCACGCCTGTAACGCAGTACGGGGCTGCTAGGCTTGGCAATAACCTCGTGTCGCCTAATTACTACGGCGGTTTGCGTGTGTTTACCAACATGTTCACGCAGAGCGCATGGGGTAAGCAGCCAGGGTTTTCTGTTGACCTCGCCTTGTCTGATTTGGACAAGAGCGGGAATCTCAAGCAGATGTCCGCCAACACGTCTTATCGTAAGATTTGCGGTCGGCCGTCAAACGCTGGCGGAAACATGGTAATCGACTGGAGCAAGTCAACTGGCGATACTACAGTTTTGGCCGTAACGCCTTATTCGGAAAATGGTGCGACACAAGCCACCATTACGAATTTCCAGGTTCTGTCTGGCCAGAAGAAAGCCGTATTTACCTTTACCCCGCCTCCGGGTGAGGACGCCAACCTTTGGGGTTTCCAGGTTCAATTTATCAGCGCTTCAGGTAATGGTACGTGCATCCAGCCCTTCTGCGCTGAAGGCGACTTGCAAGGCAATTTCCTGACGACCGAAGAATTCTATTCCAAGTATGTCGAGAAGTGGAAGATCTACTCGATCATTCGTGATCTTGATATGAGCGTTGCAAACGGTGGCGGCTCCCATGCTGCTCATGGCTGGGCCGATCGCACGCCAGGTGACAACTTGTTTCCAAGCCGGTCGTTTAAAAACGCAAGTGCAAATGTTGGCGGTCTTGTCGTTACCGCTCAGGCAAGTGCAGGCGCTCCGTATTATGCCGCTGTTCGTACTAAGGTTCGGCTGATGGAAAAGATGGCAGCGGTATTCGGCAGCCCGCGGCCACCTATCCAGACGTATGCCCACAAGATCCTGATCGGGGTTAACGCACCTTCTGGGGCGGGCTCGCACGACATCACGGGGCCAGATGCAAACGGTGATTTCACCATCACTGTCACGCCCCCTTCGACCGCTACGACCTGGGGAGACCTGAAGTCCTTCATTCGTAACTTCAACACCTCTGTTGACATCTGGATTGCCGCAGTCGGCGAACTTGGCAGTGGATATGCGCCAGGTTTCACCGCCACGACGCCACTGTCGGTTGTCGCGCCAGTTCGCATGTCCGGTGGTACCGATCCCGTCAACACCGACGCGCAGTCCTTCGAGATGAAGGTGCGCCTGATGAACCGCTTGACCGCGGAACGTGGCGGCGATCCGTGCCATTTCCATTGGGTTGCGCAGGCGGGCGTTTCCAATGATTATGTCGACGGCGCATTCCGATATTTCAAAGCTAACGCAAATCCAAATTGCAAGCTGATCTTTGAAATCTCGAACGAGCCATGGAATATCGCTCCCTTCTTCGTTGACGGGAATATGCACCTTGCAGCTGTTGGCATTTCCAGTCAGTCGTTCGGGCCCTCGAACACGGGAACGGACCTGCGTGCACCGGTAGACAATAGCGAAAAGGGCTATCTCAGCACTGCATACATGTACGGGCTTGCGCATCGTCAGCTCGTCACGTTCGGCATCGGCAAGGCCATTCTTGGCGATCAGCTTGTGCGCGGCGTTAACGGGGTCTTCCATCAAGGCGGGCCCAACGTCACTAACTTCAATTTGGCATTCAACACGCTGGGCTCGGCAGCGTACTGCGATGTTTATCTGACCGCCGATTACGATTACAGTCCGCTCGGTGAGAAGGGCAACCGTGGCCAGTGGGCTACTGCAACGGCTTATACCAAGGCGGTGTACACCGGTATATCCAACGCCACGGTGGATTACTTTACCGATGCGGCTACGAACAAAATGTACGTCGTTTTGAAAGACCATACTTCCACAACCATTTTCGATGATGTCACAGCTGGGAATATCATTGAGGCCACTCCTGAAAACGTCCGTGACATTGCTCTTTATGGTCAAACGTTCACAGTAGATAACGCAGTTCGCTTTGCTGACAAGCTTGCTACCTATACCAACGACAAGGGTGTAGCGCCGTTGTGGGCAGCATATGAGGGTGGCGCGACTGGCTTTGACACCATGTTCTATGACGATTCCAAGTTTAACCGTTCTTTCAATGGTACCTCTGAAGAGCGTACCGCGCACTATAATCTGCTCATAAACTTCTTGATTAACTATTATCAAAGCCCGGCAAAGCGGGAAGCTGAAAACTTCCATGCATCTGAGCGTATGCGGCGTGTTCGCAATGCCGCTCAAAGCTACTTTACGGAGTACGCAGGCCAAGGCGGGAATCCATATCCGAACATCAATCATAGTTACATGATGATGCGGGATCTTGAGGCAAGCGATGATGTAAACGCACGTTGGGCGGGCGCGCGCGATGCGCAGCTAGGTAAGTGGTATGGGTACTTTATTGAGCAGTGGGCAAACCCAACCAAAAGCGTGCCGACAATCGCTGGCACTTATGCTGCAAACCAGACCCTTACGGCAACGCTGTTGACGCCATATCGCCACCTAACAACCGGGAATGCCTGGTACGATGGCAATGGCAATAAATTGCAAGATGGCGGGGCAACCTACACCTTGGGTGCAACGCCACCTGCATCGGTCAGTGTTAGACAGTTTCTAACTGATGCATTTAGCCGCCGTGTTGAAATTACCTCACTTCCAAAAACGGCATAATGATAAAAGGCGGTGTAAAAGCCGCCTTTTTTTCATGAATGCTTCAAAGTCACCACCACAACGAACTGCAGATTTTGCATACTCGCGCCAAAACAACTTTTCATCGTGTGGAATTTTGCAAACCACGGGAAATGAAGCGTTGTAAATTTCACTGGCAATTTCATCTAAGGTGGAATTTACCGGCATGTTCGCTGCAAATAAACTGCCTTTCCGATAGAAATATATTTTCATTTGCCTGCGGTCCTTAACAGCTGCGGCGGTCATGGGGTCACCTCGGTATAAACGGCATCCTCGTCAGCCTTGATCCCCATTTCTGACGCGGGTCCGTAACCCTCGATGAAATGGTCGCCATACGACGCATCGATGATGCCGCGGGCTTGCAACTGACCGATGTGCTTCGCATGCTCCTCCAATGTGTCGAACGGGAAGAAGCTCTCGCGGAATTCGGCCATGAAGGTTTCATCGAATTTGCTTTCGTCCAACGTCACTTCGATCATCTGCGTGACTTCGATCATGAATTTACGAACGCTCATATCGGGTCCTTTGCGGGAGGTGCGGGGAGCGGTGCGCGGGCGAGACTTTTGCAAGGCCGACCGCGCTTATAGAGCGCCTGCTTGAAGATGGCTTCCCACGTCATCGGAAGCCCGCTCGTCATCTCGCTCATCGGGGCGTCTCCGGGGATAGGGCGGCAGTAACCAATGCTCGTGCCGCATCTTGGTAGGCTGTGACAGTATCGGTCGGTTTGATGCCAAACAGCGCCTTGATTGCCCGCATGAAGAACCCTCCAGCGTCCTCGTAAATGTCCTGCCCTTTGCGCAGTTCATTCTGGAAGGCGTGGATTTCGTCCCAGCCCATCCGATTGATCGCGTTTTCAAGCGCCTCCCGCTCCACCATCCCCCGGTCCACCCCCTCGCGCATGACGCCGAGTGCGGCGCGGGATTCCTTGTAATAGCGTTCGCGCCCTGCCTCTTGATGGTCTTCCCATCGGTCATCCCACGAATAGCAGTTCCGCAGACCGGCGTGCGTTGCATCATATATCGCCCTCGCCACCCGCTCAACCGCCTCATCCCCGGCGTCGAGGCGGGCGGTGCGGAGGCAATTAGCCGCCTCGGTCAGAAAGGCTTTATCTGAAGCTGTCAGCGGCCCGTCATCGTCTCGAATGCGATCAAGTCGCCATGCCATGTCGGCGTCGGGGCGGGCGGTGTGGGCGAGGCGGTGGCGGGCGAAGGCTTGCGATAATTCTACAAAATCATCCGCAAAAAAGCTGCCGTCTAGGAACCGGTCCATAAAGGGTTGTGCTGCATTTTCGTCTTCCGGCGTAACATCCTCGCGCATCGGCGCGGCGTTGGCGGGGGCGTTCATGGTCTGTCTCCAGCAGCGCGAACCATCGCAGCCGCGATTGAAAGGTCTTGGACAAGCTGGCGGTCGCGCTTGGCACTCTGGATATGGTCTACCGCCATACGCACAGTGTAGGTATCCCAAGGCGCGTTACCGGCGTTGAACTTATCCATTTCGGGCTTGAGCAAAGCGGCAAGGATATCGCTGCTTTCCGCTGCTCTCCGCGCGATCTCCGCTTGCTTTTCTAGACGTTCAGCTAACGTCATTCCCCCTCCCCCCGTCCGGAAGCAATCGCCGCGGGGGCGAGGGCATTGTCGTTGGTCAGATATTCGCCGCTTTCGATAGCATCGGCAGCACGCTTCAGGGCCAGCGATCCGCCACCAAATGCAGCGCGTTTGGTCGTTCCCTTGTCGGCCTCATTGCCCCGGTTTGCGCCAAGGTCAGATTGGTGACGCAGCCACGATACGATCTGTGCGACCACCTCCTCCCCCTGCGGCGCGGCGGGGTGGGCGAGCGGGAGGGCGGTCGAGGTGGCTTTGCGCGTGTAGCCGATGATGCGGCGCGTTTTGCCGTTGACGGCAAGATAGCCCCAGCCTGTCAATTCGCAGCCGCCTTCAAACAATACCGGCTTGGTGGTATCAATGTCCGCTGGAACGGCATCAGCAAACCACGGCACCATCCCCCGCTCCAGCGCGAGATAGACGAAATCGTAGCGCGGGACGGGGAGCTTTATGGCCTCGATATCGGACCATTCCCAATCCGACATATCGGGGTTGGTTTCCTCGTCGCGGCACTGTTGGACCTCGCCACAGAACAGCGTGACCTCGACCTGATTCCACAGATCATCCGGCAACCAGCTTGGCCTTTCCCCCTTCACCTCGATCGCATCGCCAAACTGCGCGATCGGCGGGCGGGCGGTCATGCTGCGGCGTCCGTTGCTGCTGCGGCGTCAAGCATGGCCGTGTAGATCGTTTTCACGATACGTTCATGCCTCGCCAGCGTGTTGTCTTGATCCGGATGATCAGGCTTTGCGCACATCCCCGCCAACAACATAGCTTCGGTTGGTTCTCGCGGAACAAGCACATTATCAGGACCCCACGTGCACCCGTACTCATACGCAGGCCCTTCCCATTCTTCCCCATGCGGAGCGGTTTCGATAGTTTGCGATGTCACAATATCAGTCATCATCACTCTCCCACGTTGCTTGCAGTTCCCACCCGCCGCGTTTTTACCCGCGCAGTAAGGCCGACCATTCCAAAGCCTGCTAGCATCATTGCCCACGTTCCTGGCTCTGGTAGTGCTGAAGGGGTTGGGGTTGGTTGCACGACGACAGGCGGATTTGGTGCAACACCACCACCGCCGCCAGCGCCATTACCACCAATGCCGCCGCCACCAATAAAAGTGCCTGTGCTGCCGTTAGAAACCGATCCATACCCATATCCTTCTTGCTTCGACCCCTGCAATACACCTGTGCCGTTCACAGTGTCAATAGGCACAAGCGGACGCGTGTAGTTTTGCAGAGCGCCGATCGTCACGATGCCAGACGCGGGTGGGCATCCGGGGGCGGCCACCCTGGTCTTACGATGATGCCGCACAATCGGCTTGTGATGCCCTTGCACACGCGCCTTGACGGCTTTGTAAACTGGCGGCGCTACTTCTACCGCGGTGCAGGTTAGACCCACAGTTGCAGCGTGCGCCAGGATCATGGCTTTGGTGATCACTTTGCATCTCCAAGGCTCGGGATGTCATCCGCGGTCAACGGCCACACAGGTCGCGCTTCACCGACACGCTGGCGGTTGCTGCGCTGGTACGCCACGCTATCCTTATAGGATTTCACGGGGAACAGCGCTTGGCGCATTAGGTTTGCTTCGCCGGTCATGAGTCACCTCGGGCGACAAGCATGGCGTCGGCCATCGAATAAGAGAGAGACGCAGCTACATCGTACAGCTCGGGCCTAGAGCTACCCTTCAAGTTTGGGTCATGGTGTACTATGGCTATGCACCGAGGTAGCGCCTGCCCCGCGAACCAGTCGCGCAGGGTCATCCCAGTAGAACCTTCACATATTCCCACCCCAAATGGGTCTCGAATTTCCGGAATTGGAAAAGCTGGAGGATTGTATTTCATTTCAAGTCTCCCTTATCATCTTCATCATAAACATGCGCGATGGCATCAAGCATCTTGTCTGCTGGTAGCTCATCATCCAGCATCGCCTGCGCCGCTAATACAGCCCTGTCAGCGCTTGCTGTGGGCGTGATGGGGGTCACAGGACGCACCATGCGATAAACACGAACACAGCACCTACAGCGACCACGGCGAGCGATACCCAATCGTCCAGATGTGCGCGGTCTAGGGTGGCGGCGATCTTGTCTAGGGTGTTCATCGTGCACCTCTTGCGATGTGGCGACGCATAGCCGCCTGGTTGTTTGTCTGGATCCGCGCCATCCGCTTGCGATTGTCATACTCTACAACGTGCCACACAGGCGCTTTGTTGAAGTAGTGGGCTTCTGCGGCGGTCACAGTTCCATACCCCCAAGCAGATCCTCATCCCGGCGCGTGTCGTAAAGAAAATCCGCGAAGTCCGCGAGCAAGTCCTCGTCCGTATATTCATCCGTGTCTGCAACGTATCCATCGGTGAAATCGTCGCAGCTGCCGCAATAGCAAAGCTGCTGATCCTTAGGGTGATCGCAGCTGTCGCAGTTGTAAGAGGGTTCGGGGTAACGGTGGGCCATTTCGTGTGCTCCAATGCGTTTCGTTGACATCGGTATGCGCTGTGCTTTTGAACCTGTCAACGCACATTTTAGCATTGACGCTAAATTTCTGCGGTGTATGTTGGTGGGCATGGACCTACAGAAAATCATCGCTTCGCTGGAAGCTCGGGCCGCAATCCTGGGCATCCCTATGTACAAAGTGTGCGAGGCAGCAGGCGTTGCACCCAGCACATATTACAGGTGGAAAGCTGGCGGTTCTGCTTCTTCCACGAAGCTTGTCGCTTTGTCGAAAACCCTTACGTTTATGGAGAACAACCAATGATTACCCTAAAATTTGTGGCGCTGGTGTTTTTCGGGCTGGCTGCTGTAGCAGCAGTAATCGTGGTATTTCTTGGCGAACGCCTAGCCAACCTCTACGACGACATTGACGAAATGGGCGATCAGTGAAACGCGCAGACGTCGTACACACGCACGCCAGCCGGATCATTCGTCAGCTGGAGGTTATGGAAATGAATACAGAAGCGGCAACGCTAGCACCGCTTATCGCAGAGCTGGCAGAACGTTACAAATGCTCACCTCTTACGATTACTCGCATAGCTCTAGCACATTTGGAGAAAGCACAATGAACCGCGCACCATATACCACATCGGACGATGTACAGATCTTGCAGCTTCGTGAGCGTGGCGTATCATATGCAAAGGTCGGACGCGCTCTAGGCCGCAGCGAAGATGCCGTTAAAAGCCGTCACCGCTTGCTTACGGATTACCACAACCCGCAGCCTAAGTACCCGGGGTGTGCGGGTCTGGTGTCGCGGCAGATTTCAACGGGTCAGTATAATCCGGTTGCCCGTCAAGTGTGGCAGGAGCGGCACGCATGAACTGTCCACAGTGCGGCAAGGGAAGCGATGTGGTTGATAGCCGCATCGTACCCGATGGCGTGCGGCGTAGGCGGCTATGCCTAAACGAACACCGCTTCACAACGTATGAGGTCAGCATGGAAGAGGTGCTATTGCTGCGTCAGATGAAGGCGCTGCTGGCGTCTCCGCCCAAGGTGCCGCGGGGGTTTCGCCGGGGCTGCGATGAAGCTGTTAAGGGAGAAGTGATGTGAGCGAGTGGCAGACGATTGATAGTGCTCCGAAAGATGTTTGGGAGCGTTCGCAGCAGGTCATGTGTGGACATGCCGAAAAGCGATGGATCCGCTTTGGCCGCTATTATGGCGAACTCAAGCGATGGTATTATTCCGGGACAAGTGAGCGCACGCAATGGGCTGAAACACCCGGCGATGCACCCACTCACTGGATGCCACTTCCGCTACCTCCATCATAACGCCTCTCGCATCGACCAAATCCGTTTAACCTCTGCCTCGACATAGGGCCGCACGCTGGGAGGGATCTTCAGCATTGCGGCCCTTCTGTCGTTTATCCACTCCATCTGCACGATCTCCTTAGCCCCCTGGTGGATAGCAAGACGTGCCCAGCTCTGGATGGATTCTGGGGCGTCTTGCATGTCGACGGTGCCGGACAGGACTTCGTTTAGCTGTGCTATGACGCTAGACAATTCCAGATCCTTTGCATTTTGGGCACGTTGCAGGATACGTCCTGTCGTCCCTGCGCCACAATCGTACTTTTCCTTGCCCCTCGCAGAAGCTGCATTTTTTGGGTTCGTTCACTTCAAGCATGTTAGCCACGCTTGGAATGCTTCATATGCAGCCACAGCACCCAGGGCGACACATGCAAAAGCGCCAGCGTTTCCTGCTGCTTCCAAATAGGGTATTTGGCCGTCTTCCCATTTGGACTGGGTATGATCGCGCCGCTTAAGCTCCATGACAAGGCTAGGTGCAACAGGAATAATAACGTCGCTTGCTCCAGGCGTTAGCCCTTCAGCCTTCTGCTTTATCATTCCGCTAAATTGCCCGCCGCGTAGCTGTTGCTCGTTACGAGGGTGAATTATGAGAAGTCCCCAAGTGTCTGGATATTCACGGCGAATGCGGTTGATGATCGACACTTGCTCAATGTTTTCGGTGGGGCATTTACCGCGAAAGCTTGTGTCTCCATAGACGCCAATGATGGGCGGAATATCTGTTAGCTTCATGGCGCTATATCCTCTGGTTGATTAAAAGCCAATGTACGGTAGAAACTGCTGTCAGCATCCTTGACGTAGGATACCGTCTGGGGCTGCAAACCGCCTTCGCTGGTGGCTGCTGCAAAGCGGGACCAATCTGCCTTAGCACGGGCGTGCTGCGCCTCAGGCGTGTACCAGCAGGAGAATTGCCGCCACGGTGTCTTGAAGTCCGCACGCACCGTCCGGTTGCCCTTCTGGCTGACGCCTTCGCGCACTTCCATGCTTAGCACCTTGTCGGTCTGTACCTGGGTCGCATCCTTCTTGAGCGCCTTGAATTCAGTCGCCAGCTTGTCGTTAGGATTGACCAGTTCGCCCTTGCAGGCATGGCAGCGCCTTGCCGCAATGTCGTTGGCTTCCCCGCACGATTCGCAATCCTTGCTAGTCCAGCGGTAGTTGCAGCGCTCATGCGTCGGACCAACCTTGACCATGCCGAAACATCGCCTGCCGTAGTGGCCGGGAAGTGGACCATACTCAGTCTCAACCCGTGCGCCAAAGACATCAACGCAATAGCCGTTGGCGTCCAGTTCATAGCCTTCTGCATCACGGTGGCGGCTGAAAGCGTTAGCATGGCCGCAAGCAGGGCACTCTGCCTCAATACCGCCAGTGGCTTCTGCCATCTTGCCCGCCTTGATGATGGGATTGTAAATATCACCATCGGGGAAATGATCGTCAATGTTGCTAGCATAGTCCAGACACAGGCTGTCCACCTTGCCGTCATGCAAGCGCCATGCACGGCCAAGGATCTGTTGCAAGAGCGCAGCGCTTTCAGTCTTGCGTAATAGCGCGATCGTCGCGGTATGCGATACGTCAAACCCAGTGGTCAGCGCACCAACCGAAACCAGATGCCGCACCTTCATTGCCCTGTATGCCGCCACCACAGCCTTGCGGGTGCTGGTAGCGCCGTGAAGGGTACACAAGTCCCCCGTAACCATCGCGCTGCTCTGTGGTGGCAGGCTGGCCATGATTTCCTGTGCGTGCGCCACGGTTGCCGCAAAGTACATGATGCCGCCTTTGCGGGCGCTGGCCTGGTGCATGACATCTGCAACGATAGCGGCAGTCTCGCGGCCATGCCCGACGAATGCCCGCTCAACAGCCGCATCCTCGAAATGTCCGTTAGGCAGCAGCCGCAGCCCGGACGTGTCATAGCCGGTAGCGTTGATCGCGCCGACTACCATCGGCGTTATGAATTTCTCATCTAGCATCTGTCGTGCTGACACACGGTACACGCATTTCAGGAAATACGGGTCACGTGTGGCATCGTCGCCGTGCGTTTTACCGTCCGGTGCGATGCGGTAAATGTAGCCACTGCCAAGGCGGAAAGGCGTGCCAGATAGACCGATGACACGCAGGTTAGGGTTAGCCTCGCGCATTGCGTCGATAATCTTGCGGATCGTTGGCGTAATGCCGTGACACTCATCAATGATGACCGCGGCATAGTCCCGCAGGAAGCGTGAAATGCTGTTGGACACGGTGCCTGGGGTCGCAAAAACGACGTGATGCCGTGTGGACTTGGCACCCGCAGACGCTGAGAAGATCGACAGCGGATGACCCGTTAGCCGAAACTTCTCTGCGTTCTGCGTCACCAGCTCCGCGCTGGGTGCAAGGCATAACACCTTTTTACCCCCAGACACGGAATGCAGCCAGTCCGCTAGGTCTGCGATCATGTACGACTTACCAGCTGCTGGCGCTGCATCGATCAGGCACGGGTCCGTGCTGGAGCGCAGAAACGCCTTGGCGGCGTCCGTTGCTTTGGATTGGTAAGGGCGGAGTTGCATGTCATATCAAACGAGACTGAGTCTCGCCCTCGATCCTAGCGATTGCCTTTGCGCTGTATTTTTCGTCACGCTCGATGCAGATCCAGCGACGACCGCTACGCTCCGCAGCGATAGCCGTGGTTCCACTGCCCGCCGTGTTGTCTAGCACGACCATGTCCTCGTCGGTGTAGGTGCGAATGAGGTACTCGAACAGCGCGACGGGCTTTTGGGTGGGGTGAAGACCGACCTGTGTGTTAAATTTCTGAATAGATCTAGGAACTCGCATTTCTGGCAAAATTATATCATTATTATTGATGAACCCGCCCATTGTTTCTCGTTTGCCAGTGTTGCTTGCTTTAATAGTTTTCCCTATCAAACCCTTGCCGCCCCCAGACCTTTCTTGCATTATTGGGTTATAAATAGTTTTGCCCCCGCCATTGCTAAAAACGCAAACATTTTCATGCTCTTTCATGGGCATGAATTTTGCCGATGCAAAGTTAGAACCTCGGTTCTTTTCCCAGATCCACTCAACTTTAAAATCATTAAAGTTTGAAGAAATTAGAGCAGACGTAAATGGCTGAGATGCGGTTAGTACGATAGCTGAATTTTTTTTAGTCACTCTTTTATATTCTGCCCACAGCTTGTCAAAGGGCAACACAGCGTCCCATTTACATGCAGTCGTGCCGTAAGGCAGGTCGCATAGAATCATGTCGACCGATCCGTCGGGGATCTTAGCCATTGCGTCAAAGCAGTCGCCAATGATCCATTCGCCGTTACCGATCTTCACGACAGCTTCCAAAAGCTAGAGGGCTTCCCAGTGTACGGATTCAGGTCAGCATCGGGCAGCAGCGCCTTCAACGCCTTTGCATAAGACACAGAACCCTCACGCGTCACCCGAGTAAGCTTCCGCCCCGCAATCAGACCGTCCTGCTCATTAGTCATCGCCGCGATATCTAGTAGCAGTTCCTTCTTGCGTTCCTCCGCGTTGGCTATGGCTTCCACAAGCTGGTCATACTCTGCAACCGCGCGGTGCGCGTCTGGCGTGTCCACCTCCACGCGCAGGGGGTTGCGGTAGTCGTCGGGGTTTTTGGCAAGCTCTGCTTTAAATTCTAGCCAGAAGTCGCGGAGGATCGGCAGGTTCATATCGAGCCAGTCTTTGTCGGGAAACACCGTCTCCAGGCGATCCTTGCTTTCGCGAATGACGCTGCCGTCTTTAGCGGTGAGCGGCGGCACCCACTGGTAGAAATGACAATAGCGGCTAGCCGTTACCTCCATCTCAATCTGCATCTGCGCGTAATAATGCGGCTGCTCATCCGCGGCTTTGAATACCGGGTTGGGCTCCTTGCGCAGACCGAACGGGCACTTGACTTCCAGTACGCCGCCATCCTCGGTCTTGCGATCCGGAGACGCGCCTAACCAATCGCTGTACGTAACAAAGCCTACCTCAGTGGTCTCTTTGCAAGACCGAGTTTCGTATTCTTCGATCGCATGGTCCTCATAGAAGTTTCCGTGCATCGTGGCGACGTTGCCCTCAAACTCGCTGGGTTCGCCCAAGGCCGCGCGTACCATCGAACGCATGGCGTCCTTGCGGGTCATGTAGGGGGAGAGGCCTAGGATTGCGCCTACCATGGAGCCGGTTACGCGGCCTTTGCGGGCTTCGAACCATTCGGGGCTGCGTTGGGGTGCGGTGTTCATGCTGCTGCTCCAAGGTTTGTAAGTCGATCCCATTCATTCCAAAAAGGACTATGATCCTTGCGCCCTTCGTAACTAACTACGCAACCATAATTTCCTACAAGGTCATCCCGCAGCTTAGCGTATATTTTTTCTTCTTCAGAAGAATATGATCCAAATCTTTTACAAGAAACGGGCATTGGATTAGGTTCAAATATAATATCAAAACCTGTGTTTTGTGCTGCCTCTATGCACAATGCTTCATTATGCAGTGGTGTATTGGTTAGATAATGCATAACTCTTCTCCTTATCGCTCATCAGCCTCGCCCCGGCATAAGCCGGGGTCCGGTGATGGGTGTAGGTTTAGAAAGGAACGTCGTCGTCCAGGTCGTCCGACACTGCGGATTGCTTAGCCTTCTGCTTCGGCGCAGGGTTGTCAGAGATAGGCTTGGTCTTGTCGCCTACTGCCTGGACGTAGTTGCCGCTGACCTGCTTGCCGTCATCGCCAATCAGTTCCCACAGGCCCAAGCGAATGGTCATCTGCTTGTTGGTCAGTGCCAGCGCCAGTTCGTCGTCGCTTGGCTTACCGTCCTTACGCCCGAGCTTGCCGCCTGCGTTTCGGTCGATCGCTGCCAGCATCTGCACAGCCTTGTCACGCTTCTTGGCGGGGTCCTTGGCGCGAGGGTCATCGTCCGTCAGCCACAGCTTCTGGAATACCTTGCGGCCCTGATAGTCGGCAGGCTTCAGGATGCTCCAGCGGATCGACAGATACTCGTTGTTGTTGCGATCCTCTGCCCACTTGGCATCGTCGGGTGCAGCAAGAACGGTCGTGCCTTCTGCGATCGGTGGCAACGCGCCGCCACCACCGTCGAACTCTTTTGCTTCGTTTTCATTGGCGGAACCGCCATCGGACAAAGACCAGAAACTACCCATTTCAATTCACTCCTTCAAGTGCGTCAAGTGCTGCTTCTGCAGCTTCGTCATCGTCGGTTTCTACGGGTTCGGGTTTGCTCTTGCCCTTGACCTTGGGCGCGTCCTCCAGCACGAATGCCAGCGGGTTTATGCCCTTCTCTACCTCAAGATCTTCTGTGATCCCGTAGCGATTCTTGCTGGCCATAGCTGGCGTCAGATAAGTCACCAGCACGCGGTCGCCACTGCTGATAGCGCGTCCTGGCTTTGCGCCGCGGTCGCCCTTGGCTTCGACTGCACCCTTGACGGCCCGCGTCTGCTTGAGAAACCCAACGCAGTCAACGGAATCCAAATACGGTGCCATCGACTTCTTAGGCAGACGAAGAGAATACGTGCTGTACGGGTCGCTGTCGGGCGGCGACACATCAACAATCTCGGCATGTGCCAGAAAGATGATGTTCATGCCCTTCTGCTTGCGCAGCATTTCCGCTGCCTTGCGGGTCCGCATGTGCATGGCCGATACCATGCTTGCGCCGTTGCCATAGCCGCCGTGGCTCTGGTTAAGGCCGCGGCTGTTCGGATCTGCCGCAAGCACGTCCTGCGTAAACAGGATGTCAAGCCCGGTGGCGGTATCGAACACCAATGTCTTGAACGCGTGGTCTTCCCGCAAAAGCGCCTTCAATGCATCCCACAGGTCTTGTGCCGACTCGATTTCGAGCGTGGTGGGCGTCTGGTCTGCAGGAATGTCCTGCGGTGGCTTCTCGCCTTGCGTGCGCAACATGATGACGCTGGGGAATGTACAGGCTAGGCTGGTCTTGCCGGTCCCTTGTACGCCGACGATCGTGCCGACAAAGGGTTCGCGCACCGGCTTGGCTGCGCGGTCTAGGATACTCATTCTTCGTATGCTCCTTCTTGCTTCCGGGGTTGACAATCGTCTCTTAAAGATTGATTGTCAAGCGTGCTTTTCAAGGAAGGTTGAGAAAATGACGAAAGATGAGGCGATCAAGGCTTTTGGTAGCGTGCGAAAGCTTGCAGAGGCCATTGGCGTTACCGAACAGGCCGTACATCAGTGGGGCGAGAACGTGCCTGATCTAAGGGCATATCAGATCAAGGAAAAATTGCAGTCTGGCGAGTCGGCATAATGGCCAAGAAAGATCTAGAGCTTCCCAAGGCCGGGAACATGATTCACCGCGATTTTTGGAAAATGGGCATTCCGGTTTTCCCGTTGTACCGCTTCAATGTGCATGGCTACTGCGAGTGCAAGCAACCTGATTGCGAAGTTGCGGGCAAGCATCCTTTGGCGTCCAACTGGCAAAACACCCCGATTTGGGATGAGGAGCAAATCGCAATTGCAGAGGAATACGGGCAGTACGATACGGGCTATGGCGTTCTTTGCCGGGGCCTGCTTGTGGTTGACGTTGACGCACGTAATGGCGGCGTTGACAGCTATAAAAAGCTGCTTGCAGCAATTCCGCAAATTCATGACGCGGGACTAACGGTTAACACCGGATCAGGTGGCGGGTCGCAGCATCTGTATTTCAAAGCGCCCGCTGACGTCTCCATGGTAACGCATCTGGCGGATTATCCCGGCATTGATTTTAAATCGTCAGGCTATGTCGTCGGGCCAGGGTCTGCGCACAAGTCTGGCGGAGTGTACGAAGCAGACGGATATCCTGAGGATATTACAGACGCGCCAGAAGCCTTGATTAATTTGCTAAAACGCCCGGAGCGCCATCGTTCGGAGTTTAATGGACACACTGTTGATCTAGCGCATAACGACATTGCGGATATGCTTGCGCACATTCCTAACAATGACCTGCCATATGATGAGTGGATTTCGATTGGCATGGCTATTCACCATGCGACAGATGGCTCTGGTTTTGGCTTGTGGAATGATTGGTCAAATACGTCCGGCAAGCATGACTCCACACAGATGCAGTACAAGTGGGGCAGCTTCCGGCGCTCGTCCAACCCTGTGACGGTCGGCACGCTCATTCACTACGCATCGCAAAACGGTTGGATCATGCCTGTAACGTTTTCTCCCGATAGTGAGGCACTAGAGGAGTTGTCGCAGGTTACGGTTCCAGCTCCGGATGGCTTGCCATTCGATATCGAGGGAGTCGATCTTACCGCCCCCCCTGGCTTTGTCGGTGATGTAGCGAAATGGCTTGCCAGCCAGTCGCAATTTCCTCGCAAAAATATTGCGGTCGGTGGCGCATTGTTCGCGGTCGGCAATATCGGCGGGCTGCGCTATGTTGATGACACGTCGGATGTCACGTCTAACCTGCTGGTGTTCTGCATCGCGGAATCCGGCACCGGCAAGGAAGGCATTCTGCAGGGCGCTATTGCTTTGATGCGGGAAGCTGGCTTGGCCAAGGTTTGCTATGGGCGCATCAAGTCCGACAAGGAATTTCTCAACAATTGTGTGCGCCACCAGGCAGTGGTTTACACGTTGGATGAGTTCGGGGAGTTTCTAAAGAAGGTCGAGACGGCGCGCACGAAGGGTACGGCTAGCTACCTCGAAGGCATTTACGGACGGATCATGGAGATTTTTTCCAAGGCAGGGCCGGGTAAAGTCCTGCCCCTTGGTGGCGACGATCGCGAGGAAGTTCGGGTCGGTCTGGAAAAGCAGCTAAGCCAGTTCATGAAGCAGGCGGAGGAACACAATTCGCCGTTCATTGAGGCGCGCATTGCGTCCACTCAGAAGCTGCTGGATATGCTTGAGAACGGCATATCGCGTCCGTTTCTGTCGCTGCTTGGCGTTACCACCCCGAACCTTTTTGAGAACCTCATGACAGACGACATGGCCAAGTCAGGTTTTATCGGTCGCGCTATGATCTTCAATGAGCGCATCAACGTTCCGGAAGGTGTGTTTGGTCATACAGCGCCACACATGGACAAGGACATGATCGACACGCTTCGCGCCATCTGGAACGGCGGAACGTATGACCTGTTCGAGGGGCCTCGGGTAGAGAATTACGACGAGCCAACGCGCGTCCCTAGCACGCAGGGCGCAACGGAGATGCTAAACGCTATTCACGTCTGGCGATATGAGAAGGCTAAGGCGGAGGAAGAAACTTCCGGCCTACACACCCTCTGGAACCGCCTGTATGAGTCCGTAGCGAAGGTCTCACTTATATTGGCCATTCCAGGGCAGCTGCGAACCGAAGAACATGTTAGGTGGGCATTTACGCTGGCCAAGCGGGATATTGAGGAAAAGATCCGCCTGGTGGCGTCTAACCGCTCTGGAAAGCATGAAATTGCCGACGCCTTGAGCGACCGCTTGCTGGCCGTGCTAGGTGATGAGACTATGACTGATAGCGTCATAGCCAACCGCGTTCGCACCAAATACCGCAAGGAAGATGTCATTGCGTCTCTGGAACGAATGGCAAAGGCAAGGCTGTTGGTTCGTGGAGAAGTGACGCACCCGGTCAACAAGAAGGTCTCGGCTACGTATTCCAAGCGGGTAGGATAAATTGCGTGTAGCTTGGATAATCAGCGTAACTCATTGAAATTTCAAAGGAATGCAAGGATACAGGATAAATGGCCATGAGACATATATATCCCCTTACATGTACTATCCTTTTTGACACTTTTTGAGGTCAAAACTGACAGTTAGAGAGAGTTAAGATTATTCTACTATTCTATTATATAGAAGAAGAAACCGCAGATTTCCGCGGGTTTGAACGATAATTGGTTTTGCATAATCAACGACTAATCAAAGGAATGGCGTTATGAAGATCGAACTTACCTGTGAGCGCTGCGGTAGCCCCGAACTGGAAGCTTGGCAGACCCTAGTGCAAAGCGGTGCGGCGTCTCAGGAAACGCGTTGCACGAAATGCCGGTACAAGGTGAATGTCGTGTTGAGCGCTGGCGTTATCACCACTCACCCTATTTTCCCGCAAGATCCAGAATAGCGCTTGTGCTGCCGCACGAACCGTGGCACACATAGTCGCAGAGAGACACAGGAGCATTCGACATGACATGCAAGGATTTTCCCCGCGGTGCTGCCGTCAAAATCAATCACGATGGCTTCGGCGTCGTTGACGGCGAGGGCGTTGTTAACAGCCGTACCAGCAAGAACGTTTATGTGGACACCGTTTGGCGCGGTCGCGCGGCAACGCTGCTTCTTCCGCCATCCAGCCTGGAGTTGGTCGCATGACCACCGACGCACTCAAGCTTGCAGCGGATAAGCACATGGCACGGGCGCATGGGTATAAGCTGGCGGGGGATACGTGGATGTCTGCTGAGCATACGCAGATCGCTTATCATTTAACCGCGGCTCGAAAGCTTATGGAGGATGCGCAGTGAGCACTACTTATGATTTCCAGCTGCTCAACGCGGCTACCTCGAAAACCGGTACCATGCTTTGCTCGACATGCCATCATGACATCACTGAAGGTGATTTCCTGTCGTATCGAAAGAGCAGCAAAGGGGATTGGGCTTTTGTTACGCATCACCGCGAATGTTCGATGGTCAACCCCAAATGGGCTGCGATGTGGGCAAAGCGAGAGTGCGAGGACGAATGGAAGAATAAGCGCTCCAGGGCGTTGCTTGCAGAAGCCAAAGAGTTTCGGGAAAAGTGGGGTGTGGAGGCGCTTGATGATCTGATTGAAGATTTGTCAGGGGTATTGGCTTGCGCTGCATCCTCACATATGGCACAGTAGACCCATGAACAAAGATATCTCCAATATCGTGCTTGAGCTTTGCGAGGCTATTGAGACTTATCGACCGCTGTCGGATACCGAGGCTGCTTGGCGTTTGCGTGCTATGGGTATTCGGGAGGGGGCTTGGAGCGATGTGCAGGATGACGAGCTGCGGGATATGGTGAAGCGTGGATTGCCACGTGCCATGATTGCAACTACCCTTGACCGCACCAACATGTCTGTCAGGAAGCGAATTCAATCTTTGCGGCGGTCCGGGTTTATTGAGGCTGTGAAGTGATGCTGAGCGCTGAGACAATCCGGCTGGCGCGTGTTGCGTTGTTTGAGCGGGGGAACATGGAGCTTGATATTCGTAAAGCTCGCATGTTCCCTTTGAATGACTGCGGTGCGCAGGAAGCAAGGGCTTATAACGAGCTGGCTAAGGTGGCGGTGAAGTGACTAGCGATATCCAGATTGGCGATACGATCACGATGTATGTGAACGTCAAGCGCAAGTGGTATCAGGTTTGGAAGCCGCGTAGCGTGCGGACGCTGCAGGCGTTTAGGATTGTGGCATGAGCCAGCAAAATAGAGGCAAGGTACAAGGACGGGTCGAGAATCTTACCAACGCTGGCAAGGGCCGTCCCAAGGGTGTGCCGAACAAGAATACCATCTTGGCCAAGCAGGCCATTGCACAGGCATTCGATGAGCTTGGCGGCACTGCTGGCTTGGTGGCATGGGCGCAGGCAGAAGACGAGAACCTGAAAGTTTTTTACGCCACGATCTGGCCGAAGATCATTCCGGTGCAGACAGAAATTACCGGCAAGGATGGTGAAGCTATCCAGTTTGAACAGAAGGTTTCCGAAGATGCAGCAGCTTTCCGCAGCAGACTATTTTCGGGGATTGTCGCCGGAGCAGCAGCAGCAGGAACTGGCGAAACTGTCCAATGAGGTACAGGCTGCACTGCTAAAGGACTGGCGCTTTTGGGGGCGTCCTGACCAGTTTGCGCCTGAAGGTGATTGGCTGACATGGTTGATCCTTGCGGGCCGTGGATGGGGAAAGACGCGCACCGGGGCAGAGTTGGTCAAGGAATGGGCAGAAGCTGGGCCTTGCCGCATTGCGCTTGTGGGGCTGACCGCAGCGGATTGCCGGGATGTCATGGTGGAGGGCGAGAGCGGTATTCTTGCGGTGCATCCTGAAGGCACGAAGCCGCTGTATGAGTCTTCCAAACGCCGTCTGACATGGCCTAACGGATCCATTGCCACATGCTACAACGCCAGCGAGCCAGACCAGCTACGCGGGCCGCAGCATCACAAGGCCTGGGTTGACGAGCCTGCCAAGTTTCCAAGCGCGCAGGAACTATGGGATCAACTTATCTTCGGGCTGCGCTTAGGCAACAAGCCGCAGATCGTTGCAACCACAACGCCGCGTCCTATCCCGTTCATTCGGCGTCTGATGGAAGACAAGTCCACCCGCATTACTCGCGGCAAGACGATGGACAACAAGCAGAACCTGGCGGCTGGTGCTGTTGATGCCATGATCGAGAGATACCAAGGTACGCGGCTGGGCAGGCAGGAGCTTGACGGCGAGATTGTTGATGACGTCGTGGGCGCAATGTGGACCCGCAAGATGCTTGACGATACGCGGGTGATGGACGTCCCTGAGATGTCGCGCGTGGTTGTTGCGATCGATCCTAGCGGTACTGACGGCGATGATGAAGGCGATGACGTCGGTATTGTCGTGGCGGGTCGTGGCGTGGATGGCCGGGGCTATGTGTTGGCTGACAATACGTGCAAGCTTTCGCCGGATGGTTGGGCGCGTATGGCTATTACGGCGTATCATCGCTGGGGTGCTGACCGCATTGTGGCAGAGCGTAACTTTGGCGGCGCGATGGTGCAGGCTGTAATCCGGTCTGCCGACAAGTCCGTACCGTACAAGGAGGTTACAGCCAGCCGCGGTAAGTCGGTGCGTGCTGAGCCTATCGCAGCGCTGTATGAGCAGGGGCGTGTTAGTCATGTAGGCGTAGGCTTGGCACCGCTTGAGGATGAGATGGTGTTGATGACGTCGGCTGGGTTCCTGGGTGAGGGATCGCCTAACCGGACTGATGCTTTGGTCTGGGCTATGACTGAGGTGATGCTGTCGTATCAGGAGCCTATCCGCAATGAAGCGGTCAAGGCCATGCCCAGCATGAAAAGCGCGTTTGCTCGGAGGTGATATGGATACGGTGACATGGGAAATTTATTGGGGGACAGCTGATTATGTGTCGCGCGTGCATGTGTGGTTCGAGGGGTATCCGCCGTTAGAGGATGAAACGATTGATGCATATATTGATCGGGTGTCTAGGCTGATGGCTATCGAACGCGCTTTAGAAAAGAATAAGCGAAAGTGGTGGCAGTTCGCTCGCCGTTGACGCTGTTAGTGCAGTAAGCTATGCTACCGCGCATGATCGAAGACGAACCCCTGCCCGAAAGCGAAACGTCTTCCAAGAAGACGTCCAAGCGTGACCTTGTAGCGGTACACAAGCGCGCACTGAAGCGGTTCGATAGCGTCGCACTTCCACAGATGGAGATGCGGCGCATTTCGCTTGAGGATCGCCGGTTCGTCACGATCGAAGGCGCGATGTGGGAAGGCGTGTGGGGCGAGCAGTACGAGAACAGCCCGCGCCCTGAGATCGACAAGATTACGCCCAGCCTTGAGAAGATGGAAACGGACTACAGGCAGAACCGCCTGACGCCTGACTTCATCCCCGGCACTGGTGCGGAGAGCGATACGGCGGACACGCTGGACGGCATGCACCGTGCGGACAGCTATTATTTCAAGTCGCAGCAAGCGCGTGACAACGCATTTCAGGAGGCTATCCGTGGCGGATTCGGCGCATATCGTCTCACTACCGATTACCAGAACCCGGATGACCCAGACAGCGATGAGCAGCGGGTTAACCCCGGGATGGCCATTGTGGACGCTGATCAATCCGTTTATTTTGGACCCTCTGTGCTGTATGACAAACGCGACGCGCCATGGGCGTTTATCGTATCTGCCGATGATCGGGATGAGGCAGTGGACAAGTGGGGCGAAGAGAACGTAGAGGACTGGCCTGTCTCTTCGCCGGGGTACGCATACGACTGGTACACGCCGGACATCGTGCGCACGGCTGAGTATTACGAGGTTGAGCAGGTAGCGGACAAGCGCGTTACGTTCACGCAGGAGCAGAGCCAGGAGACGCAGGCGTTTTTCCTGAGCGAGCTTGATGATGATGATATCAAGGATCTGCACGCTCTTGGGTGGAAGGACAAGCGTAAGGACGTCAAGCGCACGCGCATCCACAAGTATATCTTGAACGGCACGAAGGTCATCAAGGACTGCGGCTATATCGCAGGGCCGAACATCCCGATCGTCCCGGTGTATTTCCGCCGTGATTATGTGGACAATCAGGAGCGGTGGCGCGGGTACGTTGGCAAGTTCAAGGATCGCCAGCGGATCTACAATGCGAGCGTGGGCCATGTGGTCGAGACGCAGAGCCTTGCGCCGTATCCCGTTCCTATCCTGCTGGATGAGCAGCTAACGCCAACGATTGCACAGGAATGGGCAGACGGGAATATGAGCCGTCACCCGTTCCGTCGTCTGTTGGCGGTGCGTAACGGCGCTGGTGATATCGTGGCGCAGGGTCCTATTGGAATGATCGAGCCAACCCAGCTGCAGCCGTCGACCGCGGCGCTGTTGCAGATTGCCAGTAATGACCTCACCAGCCAAGATGACAATGCGGACCAGGTCAAGGCCAATGTGTCTGCGGATGCAATGGACATTGCGGCAGCGCGTGTTGATGCCAAGTCCGGCATTGCCTTGGACAACATGCGTCAGTCTATTGCGCGCGAAGGCGAGATATACCTAGGAATGGCGCGCGAGGTTTGTTTCGAGCCGGGGCGCAAGGTCGAGACGATCAGCATGGATGGTCAGGACGGCGAGGCCGAACTGATGCAGCCGCATATCGATCAGGCTGGCGTGTACAAGATCCGCAATGATCTGGCGCGTGGGTCGTTCAAGGTTGTGGCTGACGTGCAGGAGTCCACCAGCACGGCGCGCGGCAAGACCGTCAAGCAGATGCTGGAACTTGCGCAGATCGCTGGCGGCATTCAGGATACTGAGCTGGCACAGGCTGCGTTGCTTAATGCCGTCATCAACATGAACGGCGAAGGCTCGCAGGATATGAAGGACTTTGCCCGTAACAAGGGCATTGGCATCGGCCTGGTCAAGCCTACCAAGGAAGAGCAAGCGCAGATCCAGCAGGCGCAAGAGCAGCAGGGTCAGCAGCCGCCGCCTGCTACGGAGCAGGCTATGTTGGCACAGGCTGGCAAGTTGCAGTCGGAGTCCATGCTTAACCAGGCTAAGGCCACGCAGACGCTTGCTGATGCACATCTCAAGACCGCGCAGGCAGAAGCCGTTGGCGGCCCTGAGAAGGCACCACAGGCTCCGTCTGGGTTGTCCCCTGCTAACGATCAGGCAGAGATCCAGTCGAAGCTATCGGGGGCTGCCTTGAAGGAGGCGCAGGCGCGTAAGCTGGACTTCGATATGCATCACCAGACCATTAAGACTGGGCATGAAATCATGATGCAGCGTAGGCAGCAGGATCACGCTGAGAAAACCGCCACTAGCAAGTAGTGTGTGGATAGGGTACAAGGCACATACGCTGACCGCCGAGCGTTAATCGGGCGTTGGAGTGAATATGAAAACGCTAGTACCAACAGAAGTAGGCGGACTAACCTTCGCCTACACTAACCCAGACGATCGTGAGTTGCGTATTGAGGCGCTGTCAATGGCGCTGCACGCTTATGGCGATAACGGTGGTGTGGATACCGTCATGAGGGCCGCAAAGGTGTTCTATGACTTCATGGTTGGGGCGGACGTATGAGCATCCCAGAAATCATGAGCGACATTCTGGAGGCTAAGGCAGAAGTGCTTGATCTTCATACTAAGCGTAAGAGCGATAATCTGCGAAACGCAATGGCAGAGTTTGAAGAAGCGCATTTTGCGATGAATCAAGCGCGGCTCTTTATCAACATGGAGCTTGAGGCATGAGCGACGAACATGAACAGGACGACGACATCCTGGAGATGGCCGAGGAAGCGCCAACAGACGCTGACTTTGACGAGAACGGCGATGAGATCATGCCGCCGCAGGAGCAGGAAGACGACGGTGAACTAGCCATAGAAATCGAAGGCGACGACGTTGCCGAAGAGGAAACGCCGCTACAGAAGAAGCTGCGCGCTGAGATCCGTGATCGTGACAAGCGTATCAAGGAACTGGAGCGGGTAAACGCGCCCAAGCCTGTTGATGTGGGCCGCAAGCCGGATCTGTGGGAGGATTGCGAAGGTGATCCCGACAAGTTCGAGGCTGACTTGCTAGCTTGGACTGAGCGCAAGCGCCAGGCTGAGCAGGCCGAACGCTCGCAGACTGAGCAGCAGACCACTCAGCAGCAGGCTTTCGAGAAGCAGCGTGTGGCATATCGTGCCAAGGCGCAGACAATGGGCCTGAAGGATATTGATGGTGCGGAACAGAACATTATTGATACGCTTGGTGCGCCATACCTTGGCGCAATCATATCGTATGCCGACGACCCAGCGAAGGTTGTTGCTGCATTGGCTGCGCATCCGCGGCTCTTGTCCCAAATCGCGGATGAGCCGGACGATTTGCGTAAGCTCAAACTCATGTTCCAGATGGAGAGCAAAGTGACGATCAAACGTAAAGGTGCCGCAGCTCCTGAAGCTGGTACGATCCTGAAGGGGACGGCGAACGTCTCTGGCGGTGACAAGGCGCTTGAGAAGCTGGAGAAGGATGCAGAGCGCACTGGCGATCGGTCGAAGCTGATTGCGTACAAAGCTAACAAGGGCAAGAAGTAATGGCACGCGAACTAGAACTTAGTCCAGCACAGGTTGCACAGGCCAAGCTTGCTGGCATCCCCGGCGATCGTCCGGGTTTGGGTGATGAATACCCGCGGATGTTGTATCTAAAGACGGCAGCACCCAAAGGTATTCACAAGTTGCTGGATATGGCGCTGGATATGCAGGGTGTGCCCAACGTGGATTGGGTTGTGGTCGATTCCGCTGAGGAAGAGGCCGAGGCTATGGAACATGGCTGGACTCGTACTATCGATGGAAAGGCAGAGCCACAGGCTAGCGAGAAGGATGATCTTATCGCTGAGCTTCAGGCGCAGATTGCTGCTCAAGCTGCACTGTTGAATGATGCGCCGCGTCGTGGTAGGCCTCCGAAGGCAGTAGACGAGCCAGGAGCCGAATAATGGTAAGCATTCCTCTGTATGGCGGGCCGTCCAAGCGCGACATCATCCAGCTTGCATACGAGGAATGCGGCCAGGCAGGCTATGAGTTCGAGCTTACGCCTGAAGAATATGATGCGGCTTTGCGGCGTCTGGATGCCATGCTTGCCGAGTGGATCGGCCTAGGGATTGACCTTGGCTTTAACTTTCCCACCAACGGCACGCATGGCACGCCGGAAGAAGAAAGCGGCATCCCTGATGCTGCTTTGAATGCTGTTTCTACCATGCTGGCGAGGCGCATTGCGCCTACGATCGGTAAGACGCTGCCAGCGGAGGCCAATGGCGCTATGGCTATGGCGTGGACCCTGTTGCGGTCTAACTATACCAAGATTCCCTCCATGCAGCTTGGGCGTCAAACGCCGCGCGGGTCGGGTAACCGTGGACAACGTCCGTATTTCACCAACACGCTGCCCACTGACGAAGTGGCGCAGTAATGGTAGCTATCCCAATATTGAGCGGGATTGCAGCCACGCAGTCCGGCGATTTTTCACTGTCGTACCCAATCAATTTAGAGCCAGTTCCGCTCAATAGCGGGTTGTCTGAAGGCTATATGCGCTCTGCCCCCGGCGCTACGTTGTTTGGTACAGGACCGGGCGCTGACCGTGGCGGCATTAACTGGAATGACCAGCTTTACCGTGTGATGGGCAATCAGCTTGTGCGTGTGTCCGCGGCGGGTGTTATTACCACGCTCGGCAACGTCGGTGATGGTGGTTACGTCACGATGGATTACGGGTTTGACCGGCTTGCCATTCGCAGCGGGACGCGTCTGTATTATTGGGACGGGTCTACGCTGATTTGGGTGACGGACCCGGATCTGGGGCCTGTGGTCGATATGCTGTGGATGTCGGGTTATTATATTACGACGGACGGCACTTCGATCGTAGTGACGCAGCTTAGCGATGCAACGCAGGTTGACCCGCTTAAGTACGGTTCTGCCGAGGCGGATCCTGATATGGTGACGGGCTTGTTCAAGCTGCGCGGTGAGCTGTATGCGCTTGGACGCTATACCATCCAGGTGTTCAGTAACACGGGCGGTTCTGGATTTCCGTTTACGGCTAACACGGGTGCCACGGTGCCTGTGGGGTGTGTTGGGCCGGGGGCAAAGTGCGCTTTCCTGCAGACGATGGCGTTTGTTGGCTCTGGGCGTGACGAGGCGCTGTCGGTGTATTTGCTTGACGGCGGATCTGCGTCCAAGATCGGCACTCGGTTTATCGATGATGAGTTGGCAAAGGTAGCGGACCCTACGTCGATCCGGCTTGAGCAGCGCATGAGCCGGGATGAACGGCGCTTGCTGATCCATCTGCCTGACAAGACGCTGGTATACATGGCCAATGCCTCGCGCCTGACGCAGCAGCCAGTGTGGTATGTGGCAACGTCAGGGTTGGGGCTGAATAGCCAGTATCGCTTGCAGAACGCAGTGCTGTGCTATGGCAAGTGGATCTGTGGAGATACCACCAGCAGCAAGCTTGGCGTGTTGGATGAGACTGTTGTGACGCAGTTCGGGGATCCACAGTCGTGGCAGTTCGATACGCGCTTGCTGTACAATCAGGGCATGGGTGCAATCGTGCATGATTTGGAACTGGTAGGGCTGCCAGGGCGCGGCGAAACGGGTTCTGTAATGCTGTCCATGACGCTGGATGGCCAGACGTGGGGGTTGCCGCGTGCGTGCCGCGTACCGAAGAACAACCGCACGCAACGTGTGCAGTTTAATCCACACAAGCGGTTCCGCAATTACATCGGCCTGCGCTTCAAGGGCAGCACCTTGGCGGGCTGGTCTGGCTTGAATGCTACTGTTGAGGCTTTGGGGGCATGATAGCATCCCCACTAACTCGCGACGACCTGACACGGCTGTTTCCGAACAACCCCAAGGCCGTGCTGGCGTTTGAGGGGCTGTTCCGGCTGCTTGGCAGCAACATTGAGGCGATCACTGCAGCTACCGAGGCTACGGACGCATTGAACGATGCAACGGTGGTTACGCTGTCGCCTAACGCCACATTGAATAATGAGCGCGTGCTGGCGGTTGATCCCAACAGCATGACGATCACTGATACTGGCAATGCCGTCATCCTTGCGCTGCTGTATATCGTGCAGGCAACGCAAGGATGCAGGCTGACGTTCAATCTGTTGGGTGACACCGACGTTGACGTCCTGCACTCAGGCATTGCGCTAACATCCGGTGTGGGCGTGTATGCCAATGATGCCGCCGCCGCTGCTGGCGGTGTTGTGGTTGGGGAGTTTTATAAGGTGTCAGGTGGTGGGGTTGCTTGGCGGGTTAGTTGATGAATGTGGAGAACCACATCACAAAAGAAATTTGACATGCAATTAACCCTAAGACTGTAATTATGTAAAAGCCAAAGCTAAAACCTGTATTTTCTGTCGCTTCTGCAACGATAAAGCCTATTTTTACGTCTATGGCGAGAAGGCCAACTACGAGCACAACAAGAACCGGAATAAGAATATAAAACACTGCGTTTCTCCTTTCCCCTCTCAATCCATCATCTGTGCCACAATGTCAACACCCGGCACGCAATAAAACACACGCTTGCCAGCCCCTAACACCCGTGCTAGTCTGCAATATCGGACGGAACCATAGCCTTGCTCCGATGGGCGTTTTTGCGAGATGCAAGATGGTCCGTGTCGAGCGCGATGTCGCCTTTATCAACAAAATCGCAAACGATGCAGACGTGCGGCCCTTCATTCGTCCCGATGGTGAGGCAATGGACTTTTCCGCTATCGAGGGCAAGCGCAACGCTGAAATCGGCGGCGTGATCCTGTCGAATGGCGAGGATGCGGTGGCGATCTTCGAGATTACCGCGGAGGACTGCTTTCAGGCGCACACCATGTTTGCGCCAACGTGCCGCGGTCGCAAGGCGATTGACGCCGCAAAGGAAATGGTAGCGTGGATGTTTGCGCACGGCGCACGCATTGTCTGGGGCGCAACGCCGCATGAAAACAAGCGCGCCATCATGTTTAACCATCTGATTGGCGCACGCGAAGTGGCGCGGGATGACACGCATGTCATTTTTGAAATGAAGGCTGCATAATGGCTGGTGCACTCATTGGCGCAGGCGCGTCTATCCTTGGCGGGATTACCGGAGGCAAGGGAGCTTCCAAGGCAGCAAAAGCGCAGGCAGCAGCACAGCAGGCAAGTCTTGCTGAGCAGCAGCGCCAGTTCAACATTACGCAGGCCAATTACGCGCCGTTCCAGGCTGTGGGAACGCAGGCGCTTGGTGGTATGCAGAACCTGCTTGGCCTTGCGGGAAATGACGCGCAGGGGTCGGCTATCAGTGCGTTGCAGGCATCGCCGGGGTTTCAGGCGCTGTATAATCAGGGTTCGGACGCTATCCTGCAGAACAGTGCTGCTACGGGCGGGCTGCGCGGTGGCAACACGCAGAACAGCCTGGCGAACTTCGGCGCTAACACGCTTGCCAGCACGATCCAGCAGCAGCTTTCCAATCTTGGCGGTCTGGTGAATACTGGCATGGGTGCTACCAACGGCGTAGCGGGTGCATCGCAGGCCTATGGGGGCCAGCAGGCGCAAACGCAGAGCATGTTGGGTAATGCCAATGCTACCGGCGCAGCTGCACCGTATGCGGCTTTGCAGGGTGTTATCAGCCAACTTGGTTCGCAGTTTGGCACGGGCGGTAGCGGCGCAAAGGCTCTCGGCTGGTAATGGCAACCGATCCATCCTCGATTATCCAAGGTATGCTTCAGAGCGCTGGGCTTGGACGCACTGTGTCCGATTTCCAGCAGCAGGATGCGCAGACGCAAGGAATGCAGTTGCGCAACCAAGCGGCGCAGCAGCAGATGACGCAAGAGCAGGCGCAGGCACAGCGGATGCAGGCGTTCCAGACCGCTATGACCAGCTTCGGCGGGGATCCTAGCGACGGCAATCTTGCCAAGATCGCGTTGCAGTTTCCGGAGCAGGTGGACACGCTCAAGAAGCAGAAGCAGCTTCTGGATGCGCCTGTGCTTAATGCGCACAAGACGTATTTTTCGGGCCTTGAGCGCGTTGCAGGCGCAGGCAACACCAAGCTTGTAACGCAGCAGCTGCAGTCGATGATTACGGCTGAGAAGGCGGCAGGGCATGATACAGCTGAAGCCGAAGACATGCTTTCGGCTATCAACGCAAACGAACCTACCGCGCTCAAACAGGTGCAGGCTTTTGCCAAGGGTCAGCTGTATGTGATTGATCCTGAATATGCGGCTGCGGTTGATAAATCACACGCTACCGACAACGCAAACCATTATACGTCTACTGGCGACGGCGCGATCTATGATCAGCGGACCGGTGCCATTACGCGTGAAGCTCCAGAGAAGCCCGCTAAGTGGCGCTTCGATGAGAACTCGGGATCTTGGCTACAGGAGCCTGGATCGGGTAGCACGGGAGGAGGTGGTCTAGTATCTAGCGGACCGGCGGCTGGCAACAGAGGCGATGTCAGCCGCCTGATAAACACCGATGCTGGCGGCGGATATTTGCCGGACAGCGTGCAGACCCTTGGTCAGTTCGTCGGCTATGGTCGCGCCATGAACAAGAGCGGGGCTAAGTCCAGTTCCGCAGGCATCTACCAGATCAACGGTACTACGATGGCGGAGTTCGGACCCAAGGCATTGGGTAAGGATTGGAAGAACGCGCCATTCAATGCTGTCACGCAGGACCGTGTGGGCAAGGAGATTTTCAATTGGGCGAAGTCGCAACCTAATCCCGCAGCAGCATTGCGCGGGCGGTGGGTTTCGCTTTCGCCTGACGCGGCGTCACAGCTTGTCAAAGGCAATTGGGAACAGGCGCGAGGTGCTATTGCACAGGGTGAGACTGGCGGCGCTCCGGGTGCCAGTGCTAACGCGGGTTCAGGCAACCCCGGCGTTGTCAAGGTTCTTCCTGGCAAAGCCAAGCCCCAGCGCATGAATGACCAGGAAGTGCAGGCGGAGGGGCTTGATCCTAACACTGTGTACTATCGTGATGCTAATGGCGTGCCGCAGGCCGTGTCTGGACAGCGTGCTTCCAATGCACAGTACAAGCCTGTGCCGCAGGTTGTGGTCGATAAGATCAAGCCGATCATTGATGCGCGGGATGCGCTGGAGCGATCGGTTGGCGGGTTTAAAAAAGACTACGGCGGGCACACGTTCCTTGGCAGCATGTCGAATACGATCCAGGGTATTACTGGCGTAGGCGCAGCGGGTCAGCGCGATTGGTGGGCGGATTTCAATAGCACTGATAATCAGATCCGTAACAGTCTGTTTGGCGCATCGCTCACTCCGGGCGAAAAGAACGCGTATGAAAGCACGACGGTAGCCCCCAACATGGCACCTGCTCAGATCGAGAAGAACCTCAAACGGCGCTATGCGATCGTCAAGGCTGCGCTCACACGCCAGACCAAATTCCTGAAAGCGAACAAGTATGATCCTGAAGCGGTTGACGTCTTGGTAAGCCCGCTTGGTGATTACATGGGAGGCGGACAGCAGCGTGCGCCGCAGCAGCAGCGTGCAGCCGCTCCATCTGGATTCCGTATTTTGTCGGTGCGACCTAAATGAACCAATCAGGACCTCCCGCACCAGACGGGGAAACGATGGTTTATACCGTCGATCTAGGCAATGGTCAGGTTATGGACGTAGAAGGGCCGAAAGGCGCTACGCCAGAACAGTTGCAGGCGTTCGTGCAACAGAACCCGCAGGGCGGCGGTGAAGCTGCACAGGCAGCGCCGCAAGAGCAGCCTGTTGGCGGCATGGAAGTGGCGGCACCTGTCGAAGGCGATATTGGCTTTAACCAAGCTGCTCAGCCTAACAGCAAGCTATCGCCGGAAGACGAAGCGACGTTGCAGGGTTTGTACCGTACCGCGGACGCTGCAACCATTACGCAGTACATGGCTAGCAAGGGACTCGCTCCTACGCGCAGCATGGAAGAGTATGTTGCAGCACGCGATCAGGCAAAGCAGAATGGGGGTCAGTTTTCCACCGATGTTACCTATGCCTTCCCTGTCACTGCCAATATGGCAGATGTGCCATCTGACCTGCGCCCCGGCGCGGGCATGGCGGCTGCGCGTGGTGTTATCGACGTCATCCCTGGCGTGGACAATATCACGGCATTGGCGCGCGCGGCTGACAATCAGCTGAGTGATACACCGGATCAGCGCGGCTTCTGGGCGCAGTACGATTTCCAGCGGGATATGACTGAAGGCGCAAAGCAGGGCGATTACCGGGATAACCCTGGCGCGCGTATTGCAGGTTCGCTTGTTGGCTCGCTTGCCATTCCTACGGGGCTAGAAGGCGTAGGCTTTAACGCGGGCCGTAATGCGCTGCGAGCTGGCGCTACCATGCAGGAAGCGCGCACTATCGCAGCATCTGCCGTCCGAAACCGCATGGCGGCGGTTGGCGGCGGCTACGGAGCTGCACATGGGGCGCTGGGTGCTCAAGATCCTGGCGAGGCGCTGACAGGTGCTGTCACTGAGGGTGCTATGGGCGCAGCTGCTGGCGGGCTTATGGGGCAGGTTGGCGTTGCCCGCGCTAATGTTGGCCAAGCAGCGCCTGTAGCTAATGAGGGTCAGCAAGTAGCAGCGGCTGCGCAGCGGTTAGGTATTGACACACTGCCTGCCGATGTCAGCAATCCAACCATTCGCCGTCTTACTGCTGCGGCAGCACAAGCCCCTTTGTCTGCCTCGCCTGTGATTAAAGCAAGCGCGCGCACTGTCGAGCAGGCACAAGGTGCGCGTAATGCTATTGCCGCGCGTATCGGGCAGGCGCTAGACCCTGAAGCGGCTGGTGAAACTGTACGTTCTGGAGCGCAGAGATATATCAGCGAAAGTCGCACGGGTGTTAACACTGCGTATACTGCTGCTGAAAGGGCCGCTGGAGATTCCAAGGTAGCGCCAACAAAGGCGTTGGAAGTTTTGCAGCGTAACATTGCTGAGTTAGCGGAAACGCCTGGTGGCGCTCCTGCACTTGAACATTTGCAGGGATTGCAGGACTCGCTTGCGCAAGGTGATGTGTCCGTAGCTGGTCTGCGTCGGATGCGTACCGTGCTGCGCGACCAGTTCATGAAGGATGGTCTGCGCGGTTCTGACACGGAGCGCCGCGTGGGGCAGGTGCTGGATGCGGCTCGCGACGATGTAACACAGGGTTTGCGAGACGTAGGCAAGGGCGGGGCTGCCAGTTTGTTCGCACGTGCAGACGCCGCTCATGCTGAACGCGTGCAGACGATTGACAATGTGCTAAAGCCTATCATTGGAACAAGCGACAAGCCAAAGTCGGGCGAACAGATTGTCAAGACGCTGATGGCGGATCTACAGGGTAACAATGCTCGGGCTGCGCGTCTGCTGCGGACCTTGCCGCCAGAGGAACAGGCAACCACGCGGGCAAGCATTATTGGCGCTATGGGTAATGCCAGCGCGGGTGCACAGAATGCAGAAGGCACGGCATTCTCGCTTGGCGGGTTCCTGACGCAGTTTAACAAAATGGGTGAAACTGCAAAGCGCGCTTATTTTGGTGATGAAGCGCGTTCTGCCTTGAACGATCTTGCGAAGGTCGCAGAGGGTACAAAAAACGCGCAGGCGTATGCAAATCGCTCCAACACGTCGAGTGGCATCTGGGGCAACCTTGGTTTGCTTGCTGGAGGCACCACTATATCCCCGGTTGCATCAACTGTCGGCCTTGGCGCGCAGCTGATCGGCGGGCATTTGTTGGCATCGCCGCGGTTTGCTCGCTGGCTTGCTCGCGCGCCCAAGGCACCGGAGGCCACACCCGCCTACGTAGAGCGTCTGTCGCGCATTGCACGTGCAGAGCCTGCTATCGCCAATGAAGTGTTGCAACTCCAGCAGCGACTAGTGGAGTCGTTTAGCCCCACACGATTGGCAGCTAATGAAGGCTCCGGGGTCGGTACAACTAGCCAGCCACAAGAAGAGCAGTATAATACGCAAGGGCCGCAATGATGTCCGCACGCAAGCAGGGTAGCGCAAAATGACGAAACTTACTAACCCGGTTCCGTTGTTTCTGGATGGTCGCGGCAATCCTATGGACGGCGGCTATCTGTACGTTGGCGCTGCTAACAGCGATCCGCAGGTAAATCCTATTCAGGTTTATTGGGACGCTGCATTTTCCATTCCGGCACAACAGCCCTTGCGCACCGTAGGCGGGTTGATTGTCAACGGATATACGCCGTCAAGCGTGTATTTCCCGGACTCGGATTATGCCTTGCGAGTGCTTGATCCGACGATGGCGCTTGTGTCGTATTCGCCATCACTGTTTGCAGCAGGTTCTACCTTCCAGCCGTTGGACGGCGACCTGACGACTATTTCCGCGCAGAACAACGCCGCCTTTGGTATGCAGCTGCTGACATTGACGAATGCGGCAGGACTGGCGGCTGCTACGGGCGTTCCCGAAAGCATCCCGAAGACGGGCGGCACGGTTACTGGCAATATCGTGCGGTCGGGCGGCGGCGCGCATTTCTATGGCAGTGACCCCGCTATGACGGGTGCCAAGATCTATCCACCCTTGCCGATTGGCAGCGCAAACCCTGCAACGGGTCCGGGTAGCATCCAGGGATTTTATTGATGCCGGATCTATACCAGAATGACGTGGACAACACGTCCCGACAGATCAAAAAGCTTACGCAGGTCGACAACGATGGCACTGCGCGCGAGCTGGCGCAGCTATGGCAGAACGATGCGTCTGGCACGCCGCGGCTGATCTACGCGGCTTTTAGCGGGGCAAGCGGCGTCACTGTCACGCCATCCTATTCCTATGGCCGCGTCAATAGCAAAGCATCGCCACGGATTACCACTAGCAGCGTGTCCAGCAGCGTTACAGGCGGGGTTGGACCGTATACTTACCACTGGCAATTCTCGCAGCTAGGATGGGAAGCCTTGCAGCCGGGATTGTCCAGTACGACGTTCCGCTCTCCAGCGGTGCCGCCAGGGCAGGAATACACTACCGAGGCAAACGTACAGGTTACAGACTCGCGCGGCATGATCGCCACGTCCCCTAACTTCACAATCACAGCAACTAACGACGGGTTCTTTTGATGGCATATTACACTGATATCGTCGTTGACCAGTTCGGGGTGCCGAAGTCTGGGGTATCGATTACACCGCTGGATACGAGCGGCAACATTGCTGTGGTGCGGGATAATAACGGTAATCTGCTTAACCTCCCACTGCTGACAGATGCCAACGGGGTGTTTTCGTTCAACGCTACGGATGGCGTGTACCGTCTGGAATACCGCTATGGCGGGCGTGTGGCGCGTGAAGACGACGTGATTGTTGGCGTGCCCCCTGCGTTCGTAGGCCCCGCTGGTCCCAGCGCAAACGTGCTGGATGCGCTTGGTACGTCTACCAGCTCTGCAGCGTCGCAGCGCGCTGTTACGGACGGCCTTGCTGGCAAGGCAAGCATTACCGGACCTTTCGCTGGCAATGCCAATACTGCATCGCAGCTTTCTGCATCACGTCTCTTGGCTTCGACCGGCGATGTCACGTGGAGTGTCAACTTCAACGGCGCGGGCAATGTTAGCGGTGCTGCAACGATCGCAGGCAAGGCCGTTACCAATGCCAAGATGGCGGATATGGCCGCTGGCACCATCAAGGGCGCTAGCACAGCTGGTGCCCCTGCGGATCTTTCCCCTGTCGCTGCAAAGACAATCCTTGCCCTTGATAATGTCGAGAACAAGTCAGCGGCACAGATCACTACGTTTGATCGCGGCACGACGTATCCGACTGGCAGCCTTGGGTTGAAAGCGTCCGAGACGATCAGCATTACGGATTCGCCTTATAACGCATCGCCAAACGCGATCTTCGACAGCACCGCAGCCTTCCAGGCAGCAATTGCGGCAGCCAGCGTTGCGGGTAAGGCTGTGCATATCCCCGCGGGCACGTGGTACATTTCCGATGTGCTGAATCTCACCCAGACGGTACGCCTGACAGGCGAAGGGCGGTTTGCGTCCACCATCATTCAGAAGACCACAAGCAAGGGCATTCTGAACGTGTCGGGCAATTTCTGCATGATCGACCAGATCGGCTTGCTGTATTCCGGTACGCCTGTTTCTGGCGGAACTGCAATCCGTAGCACCGGCAATTACACGACAGTCGATTACGTCGCTGTACGCAGCGCATATGTCAGCATGGATTTCGAAACGGGTGTTGGCTCCACCGCCAGCAATATCCTGCTGTTCGATTATGAGGATATCGGGCTTTACGTTAGAAATCTAAATGATCTGTTCGTATCCAACTTCATTTTCAACGCAGGCAACACGGTCAAGGGCCGTCGTGGCGGGTTCCGCATGGAAGGCAAGGTCGAAGCCTTCATCATGCATAACGGCGATATCTTGCTGGGTGTAACGTCGCATACCACCAACGTTACGACCTATGGGATGAACACCCGGCCCGCTTACAACAATTTCACCAACGTATTTTTCGACAGCGGCAAGCAATCTGCAACCTTCGATCGCATGG